GCGTAGAAGGGGAAACAATATATTTAGCACAATCAGACAACATAAAAAACTGTTATACTTGTTTTCTCAAGAAATTCAGCGACTGGACTTGGGAACAGGAAAAAAGAAAAGGAATTAGAGAAGACCCAAAGTATGTAACCTGTAGACGATATAAAAGAAAACAAGCTAAGAATGGAAAGCAAGTGTGTTTATACAGAGGAGCTAATAATACATATACTTTAGTTGTTGAGGGTCAGTGTCCTGTAGAGTTTCAATGTAAATACGACCCTAACAGCAAAGAGCCAAATATTGATAGTGTTGTTGACTCATTAAATGATAGCTTCAAATGAAAACATTAGTATTTATTCTTGTAATATTAGAGGGGTCAGAAATATATGATGATACTTTACAATACGGAAGTATAGACAGATGCAACTGGTACGCTAAAAAAATAAACTTCTACAATGAGAGACAAACAAGAAATACTTACTCAGCTTATTGCAAGCCTTTAGTGATTGAAAAGAATGAGGACTAGTGTATAATAAAAAAAAAGTTATCGATAACTTTTAGGGAGACGTAATGGCTGTAGTAACACCAGATTTACCAGAAATATTTGAGGAGGCTTATGAAAGAGCAGGTCTTGAAATGCGTTCTGGGTATGATCTAAAAACAGCTAGACGTAGTTTTCAGATACTAACATTAGAGTGGCAGAACAGAGGTATAAACCTTTTTACTATAGAGTCTGGCACATTGTCTTTATCAGCAGGTACAGCCACATATACCATGCCAACAGATACTATAGATATCATTGAGCATACAATAAGAACAGGTACGGGTACATCACAATTAGATACAAACGTCAGTAGAATAAGTGTGTCTACATTTGCCCAGAAATCTAATAAGAACACACAGGGAAAACCAAACCAGATATTTGTGCAGAGATTGGCAGGATCAACAACAGTAACATTACATCCAGTACCAGACACAACCTACACATTGGCATTTTTTAGATTAAAAGGTATCGACAGTATTTCTTCTGGAATAGCAGGAACAACCACTAGTCATGTTCCACCACGGTTTGTGCCATGTTTAGTGTCGGGTTTAGCGTATTACATAGCGATGAAAAGACCAGAAGTTGCAAGTAGAGTGCAAGCACTGAAGCAAGAATATGAGTTTCAATTTGAATTAGCAGCAGGTGAGGATACAGAAACAGCGTCTATTAAGTTTGTGCCTCACAATACATTCTTTACGGTTTAAGATGGGAAGAGCAACAGGAAAATACGCATTTGGGATATGCGATAGAACTGGATTCAGATATCCAATAAATGAACTTGTCTACGAGTTTAACAACGGAAAGAGAACAGGTCTTCGTGTTGGAAGAGACGTTGCTGATAGAGATCATCCACAAAACTTTGTAGGAAGAATTAAAACAGACGATCCACAATCATTAAAAGATGCCAGACCAGATAGAATAGAACCTTTGTTACTCCAAGTGGGAGTGGCAAGGTTTGATGACTTTGATGCAAAGATAGACCCATTATTTGCACAAGTTGGTACGGTATCTATAACAATAAGCTAATGGCATACTTACAGAGCAATATACCTCACTTTAAATGTTGGGTGAGAAGAGAATACACACATAATCATCAGAAGTATCATGGTGATTTTTTACACGCTATGGCAATAGCTGTAACGTGTATGCCAAATAGATGTCTTAGTTTTCAGATTATATTTACAGGATGCGAGTCAGATGATACTGACGATCCAAATGTGCATGGTGGAGCTATGTGGGCTAGGATGCCAATTACAGCATTAGTAGCAGATACTCCAGTTGAAGATTGGGCTACGCCCATGCCTGTTCACTTCGCACAGCCGTGGGATTGTTCCTCCCGAACCCATGCTGTATATGTTTTGGATAGAGCAACACCATGCCCTTGGATGGCAAAGATAGGAGGAGAGTTTTATCCTGCTAAATATTATTTTACTGTGGACTATACGGATAGTGAGATAGCTGACGACCCTGCACAACACAAACAAAGTCATGTTTTAGAATTGTTAGATGCAGGAGAGTGGACGGGAAATATAGTAGCCTTACCGAATAACAGAGTAAGAGTTACACATCCTGCATGGTTTGAAACAGGTCAGGGTGCGCCTGACTTTCTGCCATCACAGCACATTCACTATTCAAAGTCAGATTTAGATTATGTCTTGGATGTTAACCAGATTTTTGATAATCTATACGCAGATAAAAAGAGCAGAAAATGAATTATACAGAATTAACAAATGCGATCAAGGAATATACAGATAACACCGAAACTACTTTTGTTAATAATATTCCTAACTTCGTCAGGCAAACAGAGGAAAGAATATACCGATCTATTCTTATCCCAGAACTCAGAAAGAACGTAACAACATCTCTTTCTACAAGTAACAGGTTCTTAGCAAAGCCAACAGACTTTTTAGCTGTATTCTCTATTGCTGTTGTAGATGGTAGTAGCAACTATTCGTTCTTGCTACCAAAAGATGTAAATTTTATACGAGAGGCATATCCTGCTACAGCCACATCAGGTCTTCCTGTATATTATTCACTGTTTGATGGGGATAACTTCTTGATAGCTCCTACACCAGACTCTACATATACAGTGCAACTGCACTACTACTACGATCCACCATCAATAGTTACATCGTCCACCTCCTGGTTGGGAGATAATGCAGAGTCCACTCTCCTTTACGGCAGTCTAATAGAAGCGGCTACCTTTATGAAGGGTGAACCAGACATAGTAGGGTTTTACAAAACACGATACGATGAAGCATTAGAGGGATTACGTCAGTTAGCTGATGGCAGAAACAAAAGAGATAGTTATAGAAACGGTGAACCAAGGATAATGTAATGTTAATGGAACTACCCAAAACACCTATAGTTAATGTACACACCACAGAAAACAGAGGCTTTACTCCAGAAGAAATAGCCAAGAGATGTTCTGATAAAATAGTAGAAGTAAGTGATACAGCATCACCAGAGATTAGAGAGCAAGCAAGAGCCTTCAAAGAACACCTAGAAAAAGTTATAGCGTTTTATATGAAAGAAGCTATAAAATCAGACAGAACAACTATCTACAACGCTATTAAAGATGCAGGTCAAGAACAGCTTGCAGAACACATAAGGAGACTATAATGGCTATAACACAGGCAATGTGTACGTCCTTTAAAAAAGAACTACTAGAGGGAAAGCACAATTTTCTAAATAGTGGAGGTAATACTTTTAAATTAGCCTTGTATACATCAAGTGCGAGTTTAGGTGAAGGAACCACACAATATACAACAAGCAATGAAGTATCAGGAACAAACTACACAGCAAAGGGTGGAACTTTAACAAGAGTAGACCCTAGTATATCAGGCACAACGGCTCTTACAGATTTTACTGATCTTACATTCAGCAATGTAACGCTAACAGCAAGAGGAGCGTTAATATTTAATGAAGACACTACTGGTGATACATCTGTATGTGTTTTAGATTTTGGAGCCGATAAGTCGGCATCTTCTGGTGATTTTACCGTTGTATTCCCAACGGCTGACTCAAGTAATGCGATAATAAGGATAGCCTAATGGCATTTGTAATAGCAGATAGAGTTCGTGAAACAACAACGACAACAGGCACAGGCACAATCACCTTGGCAGGTGCAGTCACTAACTTTGAAACTTTTACTGCTAATCTATCTAATTCTGATACAACCTATTATGCTATTGTTGATAATACAAATGGTGCTTTTGAGGTTGGTCTAGGAACATTCACAGCTTCTGGCACAACACTAGCACGATCAGTCATAGCAAGTTCTAACAGTAATAATTTAGTAGATTTTGGTGCAGGAACTAAAGATGTTTTTATCACAGTGCCTGCAAGCAAGATTGTTGTGGAGGATGGTAGTAATAATGTTGCCATAGGAGGCACAGTAACAGCATCAGCTTTTAGTGGTAGTGGTGCAGCTCTTACGGGTGTTGATGTAGTAAACGACACTTCACCACAGCTTGGCGGTAATCTGGACTTAAATGGTAATGATATTGTAACGACATCAAATGCAGACTTAGAACTAGCTCCAAACGGAACAGGACACGTTACGGTCAAAGGGAATACAAATCAGGGAGCTATACAGTTTAATTGTGAAAACAACAGTCATGGTCAGATAGTAACGGCAGCCCCTCACTCAGAGAGTGCTAATAATACACTAACCTTACCTAGCACAGGTGGTGATGCTCGACTAGTATCAACATCGTCAACGGCTACCTTAACAAACAAAACATTAACAGCACCTGTTTTATCAGGCTCGTCATCAGCAGCAGGGTCAATACTGTTTAAGGAAGACACAGACAATGGTACAAACGCTGTAACATTAATCGGACCTGCGTCTACAACCGATGTAACAATTACCTTGCCAAGTTCAGCAGGAACGGTGGCTTTAACATCGGACATACCAAGTGGAGGTATAAGTAGTGGTAATGTTGCAACATTCACATCAGGTGTAGCAGATAACGACTTCCTTAGAATAGATGGAACAGCCGTAGAGGGTAGATCAGCATCTGAGGTATTGTCAGATATAGGAGGTCAAGCATCTCTTACCTTTGGCATCTCTGATACAAATGCAGTTAAGATAGATAGTTCAAGTGTAGCTGACGATGAGTTTGCACGATTTACAGCTAGTGGTTTAGAGAGTAGAAGTGCATCGGAAGTTAGATCAGATATAGGTCTGGGAACAGCAGCTACTTTAGCTGTGGGGATATCAAACACAAATGTAGCTCAGTTTGGCTCTGGTGTGGTTGATGATGATTTTCTTAGAGTTAACGGAACTACTATAGAGGGTAGAAGTGCATCAGAGGTTGCAGATGATATAGGGGCAGCCACTAAAGGCTTTGCCACAGCAATGGCGATAGCATTGTAAAGGAGAATATATGGCACAGGATTTTGAACGAAATACAGCCAACGCAGTAGGCACAAGTGCCGTAACTTTACGAACAGCAAATTCAGATGATGCTGTGGTTGGGATCATGGTAGCAAACGTGACCTCATCACAGATTACAGTAGAGGTATACATCAACGATAGTTCTAACGACATTCATCTAGTTAAGGATGCACCCATACCTGCTGGCTCTTCATTACAAGTTTTAGATGGAGGTGCTAAGATTGTAATGCAGTCTGGTGATGCTCTAAAAATAAAAAGCAATACGGCAAGCAGTGCAGATGTTTGGGTTTCTGTGGTGGATGCCATTAGCACATAGGAGGAGTTATGCCATATATTGGTAGTCAAGTTGGTTCTAGTTTTTCATCAAGACCTGCTACGCAGGAGTTTAACGGAGATAACTCTACAACGGTCTTTACGTTAAATCAGACTGTTGCTCAAGAGGACATCGTAGTGAGCGTTGACGGTGTAATACAGGAGAGTGTAGACGCATTTACTGTACCAAACGGTACAAGCCTTACATTTACAGAAGCTCCATCAACTGGAACAGGTAACATCTTTGTAATCTATCTTGGTGCAACAGACACAAGTATTACGATACCAACACAGAACAAAGGTACATTCAAGAATGGTGGTATGTTTAGAACCAATGCTCAGACACTTGATGTAAACACAACGATAGAAGCTACAGAAAACGCTAACGTCACAGGACCTCTGACCATAGCAAGTGGTATAACATTGACGATTAACTCTGGAGGAAACGTAGCAATACTATGAGCAATCTTCTAGTACAAAATATAAAGCATACGAATAATACTACGGCTATTGAGATAAACTCTTCTGCTCAGATGGCTGTTAAAAGTGATGGGGGTGCTACAACCACAAGTTTACAACAGGGGTTGGCTAAAGCTTTTATAATAGCTAATCAAATAACAGCAGCAGATAGTTTTAATTGTTCAGGTACTACTGACCACGGAACAGGTAATTACACATACACTTTAACCAACGGATTCAGTAATTCAAATTGGGTGCTATCACACGAAGGAGCAAAGGAAGGTTCTACTATGGGATTTTACTTAGAGGATTCTACAACTGGTAGGTCATCAAACTCACATAGATTTGAGGTAAAAGGTGACGATTTTTCAAGTGAGGACTCTAATCAAATACAACAAGTATTTTTTGGAGACTTAGCATAATGGCAACTCTCAAAACAAACACACTCACAGGCACATCAACAGCAGGGTCTATTGCCGTCACAGGAGAGGGTAACTCTACAACTACCAACTTACAGCAAGGGTTGT